TATTTAGCTCCTAAAAGTGGGATTTGAAAAAACGAGCGATCTTCATCACCAGCTTTTGTGAAGCTGATGTGAATATGTTTTGTGTGAGGGTTTGTACCCCTGTATTTGACCCAGCGCCAGAGTGTTCTTTTGCTTGCAATCTTTTTATTAAAAATAACATATGCAATTCGTTTGCTTGACTTGGCGTTAATTCGTATCTGATCGGCAAGGTAATGAGCTGTGGCATCTTTCCCATCGAGAGAAGCATCGAGATCGAAAGCACGGACGAACCCTGTATCAGGGCAAGGGTTGTGATCGCTCTTTTTGGTTGAATGCCGGGCATCTCCGTAGGTTCCGTCACTACGACGGTCTCTGTCAGGATAAGCATCATCTGCCTGTTCTCTAAATTGAATTACAGATTTACTGAGTCGAGCTTTCATCCAAGTAAGATTGCCGCTTCATCGGCTGTTAAACCTAAGCGATCAAGAATTTCTTGGCGAGCTATTACTTTTGCTTCAGCTTCAGCTAATTCATTAGCAATTTTGATATTACTTGCAGAAAATAACTTGAGTTCTTCTGCCGTAGCATCACGCTCGGTAATTGTTTCTTCGCCTGTAATTGCATTGATCTCTTTTTCTGTGATTTTCATATTCGCTCCTTATGCGCTTCCATAAACATAGAGTGTGCCAGCATCAAAATTAACGCCACTGCCATTGAAAACAGTAATGCTGCTGATTGTTGAAGTACCTGAGTACATTCCCTGCCCATTGATTAATTGTTGATTAAATCCACCAGCAGCAGTAGCACCTGCAACATGAGAAAGCATTTTAATTCCAGATGAATTACATCCGCTAATTCTTATTCCAAAAGATCCAAGACTTGCAGCATTGTTAGAAATTTGACCAATATTGTAAAAAGAAATTGCATCGGGTGCGCCGCTTCTATTTTCAGTAAAATCAGCAACAGTATAACTACTGAAAATAGTAGCCATATTTCCTGAATAATAATATTTGCTCCCGGTATCAGTATTTAATCTAAAAAAACAGGAGTTACCAGCTGCAGCACTCCAACCGTTAGCTGTTACAAAAAGTTCATCCATTCCACTAATACCGCTTAAAGTGACCGTACTTGAACCACTCATTGTTGTTGAAGTAATTAATGAAAAACTTTTTGCACCTGCTGGCGCAGACCAGGCAACGCCGCTGGCTGCAGTTGAGTCAGCTGTTAAGACTGTTCCATTGGCACCAACAGCTAAACGAGCAACAGTATCAGCTGCGGTTGCAGCAATTATGTCACCCTTGGCATCAACAATAGTTTTTGGTATTCCAGCACTTGCATTTGCAAATACTGTGGTGTCGATCGATGAACCAAGTGTGCGAATGGCGGCAGCGCCATCTTTAACCAGGTCTGTATCATTAGGTGTTGTCCACCCATAGTTGGTTGTCGTTGCCATATTTCTCCTTGATTAGGCTACTATTGTAGCGTTATTCCAGTCCAAAGTTGGACTTATCGTGTTCCATGTTTCAGCAATTGGTACGCTGTTCCATCTAAATGCCTGTAAGCTAAAAGCTACTGGGGAAACGATGATTGTTAGATCTAAAGCATTAAATCTGCTTGTCCAAGTCCAACCCTCGACAAAGCCCTGGTAGCGACCGTCTGCAATGTTTAATGGCAAATCCTCAATATCCAAAGGCAAGCCCATGAATATGTTAAAAGCTTGATCTCGTGAGGCATCTGGGATATTTGAGTTAGTCATTGGAAAGCTTATAGCCTTAAACTGATACTGAGGATAGGCGCGAATGTCTAGGTAAAATTCAGCTTGGCTTGTAGCATCTGCTCCATTTTCAAGGGTTGTCAAAATGTTTTGAGCTTGTACCCCATAAGTGGCAATAGATGTTGCATCTTCGGCTGTTTCTTGTTGATTATTTTTATATGTGATTGTTACCTTGTTTCGAATATCGCCCAAGCGCTTTGAGGTAGCAATGCCAGCCGCATAAGCCCAGCCCCCATCAACATAGGCGTATCCATTAGCTGCAAGGTATTGACCGCGATGTGTTGAATCTGCATACCCAATGCGACCAGATGCATCTTCATAAATGTAGCCCAAGCCTGATCTAGCTAGATTAGAAACAAGACTATAAACATCTGTGGTTTCAGCTGATCGAGCAGTAAGCTCATAATCGCCTGGTCGATCAATCTCACCTAATCCAGCATTTTCAGCATTTGCCCAGGTTGTTGTTGCCTCATAATTTGCCCATTCAAGAGCCGCTGGCACTTCATTCCATTGATTAAATAAAATCTCTGAAAGAATTGTATAGATTTGATCGCCATCATAATCTTTAGCTAATACCCCTTCGGTAAGGGTTTTGGGAAGTTTAGACAAAGCTCCAAGAGCTGTAATCGTTATATCCTGGGTAATAGCTGGTTCGCCAGTTTTGACTTTTACATCAATGTCTGAAATGTCTCCACCAAAAATTGGGACATAAGTTCCAGATGAGTTTTTAATCTTTACTACTACTGAATCATTGACATCAAAGGTAATAGCTGATTGATCTAGATTCTTTACTGTAAATCGGCTATATCCAGCAATAGGCTGTGAATAGATGTCTGTGCGCCCTGAGGTGACTGTTAAGTCAGCAATGACTAGATTGGTAATATCCCCTGCGCCATTGACCTCTACCGCCCATTCTGGAGTCCATGCTGTCATGCAAACGCACCAGCACCCAGAGTTCCGCGATATGAAGATTGGTTAAGCACATCTACGATTTGGCGAGCTGTTGATTCAGAATCGATTGCTCCATTGACTGTAATATTATTGTTGTAATTTACCGCTTGACCTGAGTAGCCGCCGCCCATTTGAGGCGTAGCAAAAGGAGTATTGATAATGCCTGGCATTTCAAAACTAGCCCTGGATGCATTGCCAGATCCACCGAATGTTAGGAAATCTTTAACTTTGTTGCCCCACTCGAAAAGAGTTTGAAAGGCTTTAATAAGTAATCCTACAGCTGTAACTACAGCGCCGATGGCAACCCCGACTACTTCTAAAGCTACTCTAAAAGCGCCACCTAAGAATGGAGCAAGGTATTCTTTAGTAAATGTCCATAGTGCAGCAAAGGCTTCCCTGTTATCTCTTACTGCGACCTTGACTCGATCAAAGATAGATTTCAAGCCGTCTAGGATAGGGATTAAAATAGTCCGAGCGACTTGGACAATATCATCAAAGGCATTCTTTAATCCATCTCCACCCTGGAAACCTTGCACAAATGCTTCAAGCGCTGGCATTACATACTTAACAATGTTTTCAACCATCGGAGTAATTGCCTGGAGAATGAATGTGCCAACAGTTTCCTTGGCTTCATCAAAGGCAATCTTTAGACGATCCATTTGTCCCTGGAAAGTGTTAGCCTTGGCAGCTGCCTGGTTTTCAAAGGTATCACCCAATTTAGCGAATACCTGCTCAGCTGTCATGCCAGCAAGCTCAGCCTTAGATAATCCTACCCCTAGCTTGCCTAAAGCCGTTGTAGAGCCTTCCTGTGCCTTCGCAAGGGCATTTGTAACGCTCTCTAATGACTTACCACTACCAGCTGCAACATCAAGTGCAAGGGTTTGTAGTTTTTGGGCTTTAGTAATATCTCCAGTAGCTCTAGCAAGTCTTTCTAGGCTAGGGCGTAGTTCATCATCTGTAACACCATTGGCTAATGATGTCTGAGTTATATAACTCTCTGTAGCTTTGATCTGAGCATCTGTGGCGCCAGTCACATTCTTTAATGTTAGAGCAAGTCTTTCCTGAGCAGCTGCATCTGCAATGGCAGACTTAACTCCATCGATCGCTAACTTGCCAGCATAGGCAACAGCGGCAGCGCCAGCAACAGCAAATGCTATGCCAGCCTTTTTGCCAAAGTCGGTAATCTTGCTACCGAAAGTTTGAACCTCATCGGTACCTTTTGCTAAATTCTTTTTTAGATCATCGACATCTGCAAGGATCGAGAGTTTGAGCGTTCTACTTCCAGCCATTATTTATCCCACTCTTTCACTATCTTGCTAAATGATTCTTCCCATTGCTTAATTAACTCAGGCTGGATTTCTCGAAGTGTTGGGTAAATGAAATATCCTTCATTACCTCTACGGTTACGCCTAGGCGATCTGGATGGGAATTGCTTGTAGCCTTCATATGTGCCAGATGTGCGTTTTCTTTCTTTGATATCAGCACCAAATTCAGCACCAGCTAAAAGACCATTACCGCCTTGCTTGCCTGGGTTAAATTGAGTGGTTGCGCCGCCTGAAAATTTCTGACCAGCAAATCCAAATGAAAGCTCACCGATCTTAGATGATTTGGATACCTTGAAACCTTCTGCAATTCTTTTGGCAACATTAGGATTAGGAGCAGATCCAGCGGCGGCTTTAATCTGTTCGCCAGCATATTGAGCTAGGGCGCTTGAAGCATCCTTAGCCTGTTGCTGAGCCTCTTCTGATAAACCTTTGAAGGCTCTGATAATCCCACGCAATTCAGCTTTGTCATAGAATATAAAATCACGCTGTGGAGTGACATCATCCGCCATTGCGCTTCTCCAATACTTCTATAGCTGTAAGAATATCTTCTGCGTTTGACCACTCAGACATCGGGATCTGTGTAGCGATCGCAAG